GCTTATATATACTATAAATACAGCGACTACCACCCACCCACCTACGTTCAATTATTCCACGGACGGAGGGGCCCCCCCGGATTACCTCGACTACCGTGACCACCACGACTACCAAATTACCACCCGTGAAAAAAGTCCAATGATTTCAAATGGTTATGATGCGGACTTTCAAGCACTTGTTGCGGATGTAGTCCATGTAGCTTTATCTAACCACCCACTAACACCCACTAATATGCCTAAATCCGTCTATCCTACCATTTATACCATGCATAGATACACCATCTAACCCATCTAACCCAATCTAACCTCCACCCATCTCCGTTCAAATTATGAACAGAGTGTATGGTGCGTGTTGGAATGACGGTTCATGGTAGGTAGATTCTAGATTACTCCTCCAGTTAGTTGCTTCTATTAAACCATTTTATCTAAAAGATCTAAACCGCCCAACATCTATCATATACCTAGCGCTTCTGGAGCATTCTATCACTGTATCCAGTTGCTCGCTTGTGTTTGACTCCTAGCCACATGATCTAACCTGTTATGTTTTAGCTAACTTTTAACCACTATCTATCGCTATCTATCGCTATCTATCGCTATCCACATCTCGGCTGTTCTTCAATTCCATGAGTTTAGCAATCTGTGCATCTAGCTCTCCGTCACTCATAGCCATACTCGCCATCATATTTCCAGCGGCTTCTTGGCTAACCATTACCCGCCAACTAACTTCCTGCCCGTGGTATGCCTTAAGCATATCTTTCTCATTCATCTTTTTCATGCTCGGTCGAGCGCTAACTTTCATAGCATCCCATGCTTTTTTACACAGAACACTAACCGGCATTCCATCGCAATTTACCAATGGGCAGACCGCCGGATTGCTGTCTTCCGCTAGCCTAACATTAAAGTGATAACTCAAGGTCAGTCCATACACCTTGCCATCTTCTATCCGTACACTATCAAAATCATTCATTCTTCTATTCATAATAATTCCCACCTTTTCCGGCCGTGGCCGTTTTGGCTAGATCATATGACTAGAAGCCAAACATAAACCGTTTTTATGGATAATATCATCTAGGTGGTCACGCCATCACGATCTAGCCCCATATCCAACATGGAAACCTAGTGTCCGACGCCCTTCCCTAAACCCGGTCAAACCGTTTGATCACCACGTGGGGTGATGTATGTCAATGAACAATGTATTTTTTCGTTCAACACCATCATATCATAACCACTAGCCATGTCAAATGTTAGCATTTCTATGCAGAAATAGTATGCCATAATGATAATAATAGGTAGAAACAAAAGGGGGAAAAACCAGAAATAATACTGGATGATAGGGGCACTCACAAAATTTCTGAAAAATTTTAGTTTATATATAGTGGGATTCAAAATTTCTGAAAAATTTTAGTTTATAGTACGATTCAAAAGTCCCTGGAGATCCTCAGAGATCTCTGGTTAACCACTATGTTCATTTTCCAAACGGAGCGGGCAGAGCGGGCAGAGGCAGATGGGTCTGGGATTTTGCAGAGGGCTTTCTGATTGACATCTATCTCCGATTTTGTTATATTTGAATCATGAGAGAGAGATATTACGATGATAATAGAGAGAATAATAAAAGGGTCACGGCGGGGAAGTTCAGAAAGGTCTTTACTGTTGCTGAGATGAGTGCCCGCCATCATGAGATCGCCCGATTGCTGGTTCTGGGCAAAAAGAATGTAGAGGTTGCTAAGATTCTGGGAGTCTCTCCTATGATGGTTTCAAATGTCAGAAATTCTCCTCAGGTTATAGAGCAGATGAGCTTCCTATCCGCTAAAAAAGATGCTGCGGTTGTGGAGATTTCAGAGCAGATTGCCGAGGCTCTTCCGAAATGTGTGAAGTTTCTGGCAGATTCGATAGAAGATGAAAATGTCAGTGATCATCTTAGAAGTAGAAATGCCTTTGGGTTGCTTGCTAGTGGTGGGTACGGGCCTTCTAAGAATGTAAACATAAAGGGAGTGCATGCTATCTTGTCAGCAGATGACATAAGGGATATCCGAAACCAAGCGGCAGAGATCGGAATAGCTAGTGGGATTGTTCTGGAGAATGAGGAAGCTTAAATGGATGCTTATATTAAAGATATTCTGGTAAAGTGTGCAGGAAGTACTAGGTTCCATGCTAGATTTTTCTTCCCAGAACTGTTCAGAATTCCTTTCCATGCTCTCCATGATGAGATTCTTACCCAAATAGATTCCACGAGCTCCAAGGTAGCGATAGCTTCTCCTCGAGGCGTAGGGAAGACTTCCCTGATGCTCTATGGATTGGCCAGTCGGCATATTCTATTCGAAAGCAAGAAGTTCATTATATATCTCACGAACAGTGCGGAGAATGCGTGCCTTCAGACAGATTCACTCAAGCATGAACTGCTTAGCAATGCTAAGGTTCGGAAGTTCTTTGGAAGCATCAAGACCAAGAGAATCGAAACTGAGTACGAGGAGCAATTCTCAAAGAAGGCTTGGGTAACGACTGGAGGCACGTTGGTTCTGCCCAGAGGTAGCGGGCAACAGATTCGGGGGCTTCTATATCACGGCCAACGTCCTGATTTGATTATCATAGATGATTATGAAGACAAAGATGAAATCATGAATGATAAGATCAGGAAAAAGAACAAGGAGCGATTTTTCTCTGATGTCATGAAGTGCATCTCTCGCTATGATAAGGATTTTCAGTTCATATATATAGATACTCTCAAACATGAAGACGCATTGCTCCAGGATCTGCTTGAGGCCAGTGATTGGACAGGGATTTGCCAAAGCGTCTGTGATGATGATTATAACTCCAACGCTCCGAGCTTCATGACTACCGAGGAAATCAAGGCCGAGGTAGCTGAGCATGAAGAGAAAGGTCTCTTAGATGTATTCTTCCGAGAAATGCGAAACATCCCTGTGGCAAGTTCTAATGCTGTTTTTCGGCAAGAGTATTTTCGCTACTACCAGGAAGGGCCTAAGCAACTCACCGCATGGACTGTACCTAAGACCCCCAAAGCGCCTGGGCAATCTGAACAGATCCCCATTGAGGATATAATCAACTTTGTAATAATTGATCCTGCAAAAGAGGTTCAGCTCCATAATGCTGATACTGCTATTGTAGGTGTCGGGATTCACAGAACATCTAGAAAGATCTTTGTTCGAGATATTGTGGCCGGAAAGATGTACCCAGATGATATCTATCGAGAAGCTTTCCAGATGATCTTCAGACTCAAAGCAGTAGTGTTGGCTGTAGAGGTAACTTCTCTCCATCAGTTCATCTCACAGCCCTTTAAGAATGCTATGAGGGTGCAGAACGTTTTCGCCCAGTATCATGAGCTAAAAGCTGTCGGGTCAAAAGATGAGCGGATCTCTAGCATGGCTCCTTATTACCGCCAAGGCCAGGTATATCACAATGCACTGGTTTGCGGGAAACTCGAATCACAGCTCAAAGGCCATCCTAGATCAAAGTTCAAGGACGTCATGGATGCACTTGGTTACACGCCCAAGATCATGGATGATTTCAAGATGTATTTTGACCCAAGCTACGAAGACGGGCATGGAACAGATGAATATGGGGATCTGGTTTATGATAAACCACTGAAATTCAGAATGAATGTTGTTTAACTACGTTCAAAATTTAAACATAGGAGTACCTGATGTTCTTTAAAAAAGATGATGATAGGAAGATAACTAAGCTTCCCGCACTGGCTTGGACAAGTGATGGGAGTGGTGATGCAACTATAACCATGGCCGACTATGCTGGATATGAGATCATAGCAGTGCAGACTGTCCCTGGGGAAGATGGGGATCTGACCACTGATTTGCCCACTGCCGCTTATGATGCGACCCTAATAGATGCGTTTGGTTTCGACTGGTTCTATGCTGAGGGTATTGATCGGAGCGGGACAGTCGCAGAGGCCTTTTGCAAAAACGGCAAGATACCCTTTCCTGATGCTCCCGCCACCCTGACCATCGCTAATGCAGGGGCAGCCAAACAAGGAATAGTTAATATCTGGATAGCTTAGGAGAAGATTATGAGTAGCTTTACAGCAACTCCTTTTACAACCAACCCATGGACAACAGAGCCTTTCACAACAAACCCTTGGGTAGCTGACAACGCCCTATATTTCACAAACACCGGGGCAAGCCTTGATCCATACATAGAGGTTACAGGAACCCCTGAAATCCTGTGGACTTGGAGTGATGGGACGACAGACAACGTTGCTAATCCAGGGTCTAAGACCTTGACTGGTACACATACACTACTGGTCACGCCTTGGGATGCGGTTACACGATTTAATTTTGATAGTAGGGGATTAACAGGTGGTTTCAAAACTCAGGCGTGGCTGGGTGTTGACCGCATATATATACAGGCTAATGATCTTATAGATAATTTTGTAACTCATGTTTGGCCACGTATGGTTAACCTGCAAATACATTATAACGACTTCTCAGGAGATTTTGTATTCCAAACCTGGCCAGTTCTTAGATACTTACTTGCAAACAATAACAAAATCTCATCTGTTTCAGGCAGCTTACAGACGCAAGTTCTTATTAGGACCCTCTGGTTTTATAATAATAGCATCTCTTCATCTGCACAAATAGATAAAATGCTGTCTGACTTGGTTGTGAATGCAGGTGCCGCAGGAAGAACAGCAACTTGCGAGGTTAATTTCTCAGGCAGTGAGATGTCTGGCCCAACAGGAGCAGGGACAGCAGACAAAGATATTCTGATTAACACTTATGGCTGGACAGTAACGCTGGAGCCAGAGGTATAAAAATGATAGAACTAACAGAAAAGAAGATCAGTATTGACGCTATTAAGCATCCGGCATACCTGAAAGAAGATAGCAGCTATAATGAATCAACAAAAACACTCACAATAAAACAAAAAGAAATAACTGGTAAGGACTACCGGCTGGTCCATGATGGTAAAAAGGTTATAGCCTTGCTCGCTGGACAAGGTATCACTTGGACGCTTGACAAGTGCGAGGAATATGCAACAGAGGAACTGGCTTTGGAAGCAATTGAAAAGCTGGGGTTAATCTATGAACCGGCATTCGAGCCCACAGGGAAATAAATAATTGAAAAAAATATACAATCAGGCACGAAAAGTAACAAGTAAGGCAGAATTTATTGAATGGGAGTTGAGCGGATACAATCCAGGGACGGATAGAACACCCATATCTATAACAGAGATCAAAGATAAGTGCATCGGGTTGCGTGAACTGGTTGCTGATTTAATTGATATGCTCGGAGGGAGGATTAATGATGAGATATTTTAAAAAATCTGAATTTGAGTGCCCTTGTGGCTGTGGTATGTGCTATGATGATATGGAGTTTGATCTGATTCAAAGAATAGATAATGCCCGGTATCTTGCTGGTGTGCCTTTTATTCTCAATTCTTCCATCAGATGTGCTGTCCATAATAAGGAACTTAAACATAGTAGTCCAACATCCAGTCATCTGACAGGCAAGGCGGTGGACATTGCTTGTTCTTTTTCTGGGCAAAGATTCAGAATAATCCAAGGGCTGCTTAAGGCAGGTTTTACACGGATTGGAATTGCAGAAGATTTCATTCATGCAGATATAGATAAGAACAAATCGCAAGAAGTTATCTGGGTGTACAAATGATTATAAAACATATGCCAGTAGGAACGTTTCTTGGCGAACGGCTTTTCACTCTGACCGAGATATTTCGGTTTTATTCTGATGAAACGGGGCAGTGGTCGGCAATTCCTATAGGGTTTACCTGTGATCTGGAGTCAATACCTTGGCTTCGAGGACTTTGCAGGACGGGTGGGCTGATCCATGATTACGTTTGCAGGATAGATTCTGATCCTGTTGTCTCTAAGAAGGTCGGGGCACTCGTATATCGGGAGGCATTATACTATTTCAACCATCCTCGCTGGAAAGTCGAGGGTAAATACTGGGCGGTCCGTATGGCCTGGGGCTATTTCCACAAGAAAAAGGTCATCACATGATGCCTGAATGGGATAAAATAGTCGAGTGGTGTGCAATTTTTATTACTGGTCTGGGTGTAGTATTTGCAACCGGCCGGAATAAGCAATTTCAGATTGAGAACAGGAAGCAGATTGATGAGCTTAAAAAAAGTGTGTCCCCTGAGGATCCTGAAAATGAAATCATTCGCAGAGCTGATCTTGATCGACAATGTAAGCAGATGGAAAAGCTTCTTGTAGTGATGGAGAAAAATCTTATCCAAACAATTAGGATAGAATTAAAAGCAAAATAACAATCTATGTTCAAAATTGAAACGAAGGATTAATTAATGCCCAGAATACTTCAAACTAACGAATATCAATCTAACACATCTCTTCAGAACATTCATCATTCTTATGATTATCCTGATGATTTGAATCTGAAGCCCGGGAGCAAACTGCATGAGAAAATCAAGACAGAGATCCTTAGACGATCTTCGGATTCTGCGGGATTTCTTTCTGATCGATTTGCTTCCTGGAATAAGATTGATGATACGCTGGTGAGTTATATAGACACAGATGTGGATGAAGAGAAAGTAGTATATAAAGATCATAGGAAACCTGTTTCTATTGTCTATCCTTATTCTTATGCTATTCTAGAGACTCTTCTGGGATATTTTATATCTGCTTTTTGCCAGGAACCTTATTTCCGATATGAGGGAGTTTCTCCTGAGGATATAGTTGGGGCTATTCTGCTTGAGAAGATTGTGGATCTTCATTGTAATAAATCTAAAATCCTCCTCAATCTCCATACAATGTTTAGAGATTCTTTTACTTATGGATTTGGAATAGTAGCACCATCATGGAAAAAGACTTATGGGAAAAAGATAGTTCCTGTTAGCTCAGGCAGGTCTCTTTCAAGAAAATTTGAAGAAGCAATTATATTTGAGGGGAATGCTCTGACCAACATAGATCCTTATAAATGTCTGCCTGACCCTAACGTCTCGATTAGTAACATTCAGACAGGGGAATACTTCGGTTGGGTAGATTCTTCAAACTATCTAGACATTCTATCCGAAGAGCAGCATTCTGATGGACAGATTTTTAATGTGAAGTATCTTAAATCTCTGAACGGGAGAAGGACTTCTATCTATAACGTAGATAATTCTCAGAGAAATAGAAATCTTCGAGCAACAATGTCTGCAACAGAGCCTGGTAGTCCTTATGATGTGATCTATCAATATATTAAACTAATTCCGAAAGAATGGGAGTTAGGTAAAAGCGAGTATCCAGAAAAGTGGCTCTTTGGTTTGGCAGCCGATCAGGTAGTAATCAAAGCACAGCCTATAGGCCTAGGCCATGGAATGTTTCCTATAGCAGTATCTGCCCCTGATTATGATGGTTATGGGATTTCTCCTGTCTCCCGCATGGAGACTCTTTATGGTCTTCAGCATACCCTTGACTGGATGTTTAATGTCCATGTTCAGAGTGTCCGGAAGGTCATAAATAATACTCTGATTGTAGATCCTTATCTAATCAATGTACCTGATATTGAGAATTCTGCTGATGGAGGAGTTATCCGAACACGCAGACCTGCATGGGGAAGAGGCGTGAAAGATTCTGTTATGCAACTTGGAGTAACAGACGTCACTCGAGGGCACGTGGCAGATACTGCTATCATCAGGGAAGCGATGGATAAGATTGGGGCAACGGATAGTTGGACGATGGGGTCACTACGTAGTGGTGGCCCTGAACGCCTGACAGGTAAGGAATTTGAGGGAACTCAGCGTGGGGGTTTCACTCGTCTGGAGAGGGTGGCTAAAATTGTAGGTGTCCAAGCAATGCAAGATATAGGTTATATGTTTGCTTATCATACCCAGCAGTTCATGAATGAGGAAGTTTATGTCAATACAACTGGTAGATGGCAAGAACGTCTGCAGTTAGAATACGGAGATGCTACACACCTCAAGGTAACTCCTTATGATTTGCTTATTGACTACGATATGAAGGTCAGAGATGGTTCTGTACCAGGTGGTAATTATTCTGGTATGTGGGAGAATATGTTCTCTCTCATGTCTGAGCATCCTGAACTTCAAGAAAAGTTTGACTTGGTGCGTATATTCAAGCATATAGCAAGAAATAATGGGGCAAAGAATGTAGATGAGTTTGTAAGAATTAAGAAGATGCCTGATGAACAGGTATCACAGGAAGTTGCTCAGGGGAATCTTAAACCTACCCAAATGATAGGAGCATAGAATGGAACAGAGAATCATATCAAATAGAGTTCATTTACAAGATTTTATAGATAACTCAACCATATGGAGAGATATAAAAAACGAGCTGGAGGCTTGGTTGGAAGATATCCGAGACCAGTTAGAAAATACTGATGGAAGTTTGAGTGTTAGGATTTTAGATCGGCTAGGAGGTAATGCCGAGTCTGTCCGAAATCTTATATCACTACCAGAGGTTCTGATAGATATACTGAAAAGAGAGAGTGATTTAAAATAACTATGTTCAAATTTTAAACGAAGGGATGATGAAAATGTCTAAAGAAGCAGAATTAATTATAGAGGAGTTAGCAGAATTTGATGGTCAAGAAGGTCTGAGTATCATGACAGAGAGTGAGAAAGAAGAAGAAGAGAAAGAAGAAGAAGAGAAAGAAGAAGAAGAGAAAGAAGAAGAGAAAGAAGAGGGAGAAGTAGAGGGGAAAGAAGAAGAATCTAAGAAAGAACCTGAACCTGAACCTGAACCTGAACCCGAAAAGAAATCCGAAGATCGTTATACTCAACTCATGGCTGAGATCGATCGTCTCCAAGGTATGGTGAAATCTAAAGATTCTGGTAGTAAAGAGCCTGCGAAATCTAGTGAGGATCCTGCAGATTTCCTTCAAGATCTCTCAATAGATGAGTTGCTAAGTGATTCTGGTAAGATGAATTCTGTATTTCATCAGATAGCTAAGTATGCAGTAAAAGAAGCTCTAGAAAATATGAATATTAGTATGCCTAGTATGATTAATTCTCAGGTAGATGATCTTCTGGCAGTTAGAGATATCACAAGTAATTTTTACAAAGCCAATGAGGATCTCTCAAACGTCAGAAATGTTGTTAAGACTTGTGCAGAACAGGTCGCTACAGAGCATTCAGACTGGAGCGTAGATCAGGTTTTAGAAGAGTCGGCTAAAAGAACTCGACAGTCTCTAGGGTTGCCTGATCCTGCGAGTAGATCTAATATGCCATCTGCCGATAAAGCAGGTTTTGCCGGAGGGTCAAAAAGTAAAAGAACTAAAACACAAAAAATTTCTGCACTTCAGCAGGAATTAGATGAATTATAGGAGGTTTTATGTCAAGAGTGAATGAAAGTAATATTACAACACAGCATGATTTGGAGGGATTACCCAGGCATCTAGCTCTGACAGTTGCTGCTCCTACTTATCAGATGCGAGTATCAGATACTATTTTGATTATAACTTCTGCCGCTACTGCAGGGGTTGGGATAGTAACTCTTCCATCTTTGGCTGAGGCAGTGGGTAAGTTTTATTTCCTCAGTGGTCCTTCAGCAGCTACTACCGATGATGTTTCTATTTATGAGAAAGAAACTGAATCAGAACTCACAACTTACGGGAATTTTGCTACAGATGATGATCATGTGATTCTTTTTTCTGATGGTCAGAAATGGAGAGTCGTTCTTGATGGCGTTGCTTAAGGAGGTAGATAATGAGTAGAGAACTTGAACGATTACGAACTCCTGACGCAGATAATGCTATAGATATCTTTATGCGAGATGTTGTGGGTAGTAAATCTGATGCTGCTGCTGCGGGACCAGTAACTACGACTGATACTCTGGTATCTTATATCAAGCAGATCGTATCAGCATCTGCAGGTAGTACGAGTCTCCCGACAACTGTGGGTGTAGCAGATGCAGTGACTAACGCTTATTCCAGAGATGTAGTGGGTAATAAAACAGATGCTGCAGCAGATGGAGCGGTATCTGAGGTAGAGTCTCTGATGGCTTATCTGAAACAGGCTATTACTCTGGCAATTGCTAGGGATACGGCTATTGATGCTATTGAGACTGATACAGGAACGACACTTCCTGCTACATTGGCAGCGCTTCCTCAGTGTGTAGTAAAAACTGACGGTGCAGTTCTAAGTGGATTAGATCCACTCTTTACTATCTCTGGTGGGCCTGTGAGAGCTAAGATAGTTGGACTTGTAACTACTCTGATAGGCGGAGCAGCTAATGGACGTCTGCAGCATATTACAACAGACCCTGCGGCAACTGTTGAACTTAATACCGGAGCTGTGGCAATAGATGCTGATGCAGTAGGTACTTTTTATACTAATATAGGTGCTACGAGTGTATTCACTCCATCATCAGGGCTTGGTTTTACTTTACAGGATCCTGTAACTATCGAGGAAACAGAATTCCTTCTGGCTCCTGGAGTAGTTCAGTTCCTGGGTAGCGCTGCTCAGGATGGTGTTATTGCTTGGTATATATCTTTTGTACCGCTTTCGCCTTTAAGTACTGTGACAGTGGCTACTTAATCTAACAAACAACGAACAATGAACAAAGGAGAAATATTATGGCTTTTATGGGAATGAGAGGAAATGGTGACTGGACTGCGGATCAGCGTCCAAAAAACTGGAGACAGAAAATTCTTCAGCTTTACCCTAATGGAGATGCTCCGTTAACAGCGATGCTTTCTATGATGGGTGAGGAATCTGTAGATGATCCAGAGTTTAACTGGTGGACAAAGAGTCTTGCGACTCAGGCGGCTACTGTAGTTAGTGTTTGGAATAACGCAGCGTTGTCTTCTGAATATACAACTGGCGGGGCTGTGGGAGATATTCTTTATGTTAATATCGCTACGGAGGCAGCTTGTAAGGAATTCCGTCCTGGTCATCAGGCCCTGCTCCGAAATACTACAAACTATGCTGATGATGCTAACTCTAAGGTTATTTCAGTTGTTCTGAATGGCGCCGCAAGTTATATTGCTTGCAAGTTGCTTGAGGCGGATCCGACAACTACCGGAATTGCCGATTGTGATAGAATTCTGATCATAGGTAATATTAACGCTGAGGGTGGGATAATGCCTGCTGCTATTGCTTATGATCCTACTAAGCATTTTAACTATACTCAGATCTTTCGAACCCCTCTGAGCATTACTCGAACAGCCAGAAAAACTCGTCTGCGTACTGGCGATCAGTATATTGAGGCAAAACGAGAGGCTCTGGAACTTCACTCTCTTGAGATTGAAAAGGCCTGTCTATGGGGAATTAGATCCGAGGATATTGGAGATAATGGAAAACCAGAAAGAACAACTGGCGGCTTGGTCCGTTCTATTATTGCTAATAGTGGGAATGTTTCCAACTATGCCACTGATGCAAGTTATTCTGGGCAATCCTGGCTGACCGGTGGTGAGGAATGGGTGGACGCTTATTGTGAGCAGCTTTTTCGTTATGGTTCTCAGGAGCGTATGGCTTTTGCAGGTTCTGGGGCGATTCTGGCTATTAATAAACTGGTCAAAGAGTATGGTAATTATGAATTTACTACTTCTACCGAGAGTTATGGTATCAAGATTAAAAACTGGATAACTCCTTTCGGTGAGATTAAAATCAAAATCCATCCTCTTTTCAGCTATGAGGCTTCCAATCGAAACTGTATGGTTATCTTCGACCCTAAGGATCTCAAGTATCGCTATATTGATGATACTAAGTTCTATGCAGATCCTGATACACAGAATACTGGTAGGAATAGAATCGACGGAACTGATGAGGAATATCTTACTGAAGCCGGTCTTGAATTTCATCATCCTGTAAAAACTGCATATCTAACAGGCTTTGGCACTGATAATTCTGTTTAAGGCATTCAAAGTATGTTCGGAATTTGAACGTAGTTGATTATAATAACTGCGTTCAAATTATAAACATAGGGGAAAATATGAATCTTCTAGATATCAGAACACAATATGTTAAACTCACAGGTCGCTATGATCTGATAACGGATGCTACTAGTTGGGCAGATAACGGAGCGAATTTCTTTATTCAATCTGGACAGAATCTAATTGAGCGTTTGGTAGGAGATCTTCCTGAATCTGAGGGACGTTTGTGGGAAACTATCACTTCAGGTGTCTATTATGTAGGCTTCCAGAAACGCTGTCGGATGATCTTTGATGTATGGGCTAATAATGGTGAGAATCGAATTCAATTAGAACGAAAGAGTTGGAAAGATCTTAAAGAAATCTATACCAGTACTATCGCTAACACTGGTACGGGTTGCCCTATCTATTATTGCCCAGCTAAGCTTCGGGAAATAGATGCTGCAGACCAAAACAATACAGGAGAGTTTTTTAACTATACTTTAGCCAATAGCAAAGATTTCCGAGGAATAGTAATAATGCCTCCTGTGGATGGCAATTATGATATAGAGATTTTTGGAAAGTTCCTGCAGACTGCCCTGACATTAGATGAGGACGAGAATTTTTGGACTCTGGTATATCCTGAGATCTTAATCAGAGCAGCTGTGTATCAGACAGAGCTAACATATCGAGGAAGAAGTGCTGTAAGCAAGCTTTATGAATCTCTATTGCTTGAATTGATAGAAATCGATAAAGATTCTATCGAAGAAAGTTCTCATGAATTTAATACTATTAAGAGGTAATTATGACTATAACAGAAACAGAAATTAATATGATAGTAGATAAGGCAGTTGAGAAAACTCTTCTAATGATCCCAGAGGTTATAGGAAATCTTATAACTCATCATGTGAGCTTGAATAAGATGAATAAGGATTTCTATGAAAAGCATCCTGATCTGCGAGAGCATAAAGAAACAGTAGCATCAGTGATTGAATATGTAGAGGGAAATAATCCTCCTATGGATTATAGTCAACTGATAGAAAAAGCATATCCAGAGATCAGAAAACGATTAGCGTTGACAAAGGATCTTGATATGGAAACTGTCAAACCACCTGATCTTACTTATAACGGAGAGATTTAATGGAGTTTCAACCGAGAGGGGATAATTTTAGACTGACTCTTGATACTCAGGAACTTGCCAGAGGTATGAGGCCCAGCAAGAGAATGCCAAGAAACTCTGGTTATTTGATTCAGAGTTCTGGAGCTGTAGGTCGAGATGGAGTTCTACAGGTGTTAGATCCACTTTCTTCTCTAGATTTGTCTTTTATAACAGATGGTTTTCCTTATCCACAGATATTTATATTTCCTTCTCTTATAATTGCTTGTGGCGAGACTGAGATATATGAATATGAGTCAGGAGCTTTTGTTCTGAAAATAACTGCTTCAGCAGGTAATACTTGGGCTGCTATCTCTTATGGGAATTTTGTTTATCTATCGAATGGAACTGTGTCTATTGTTAGAGATTCTCAAAACATGAGTTATGCTTTATCTGATCTTCCAACAGCATCTTGCATATGTGACTTTAATGGCCAGGTTATTATAGGTGATATAGGATAATAATATGAGCTGGATAGATGATTATAAGGGCTTAGAACCTTGGGACTTTACAAAGTCTGCTGCTGATGATCATTATAACGAGGGAGATAGGATAGCTACCAGTGAAGATCCTGTATGGAGTATAGAGCATAGTGCTATACCTATTACAGAACTTCATACCCCTTGTGGATACTGGAATAATAAGACGCGAGATTATACTACCTATTTCACATCTAAACTTTATCCTATTATTGATATCGAGGATCTTGAATCTTATAGTGGGCTAATTATAGATGGAAGTCTGAGAGCATTATTGCATAGATATGAAATCCCTGTTGAAGAACTTGAATCTTCTTCAGCGAGTATTATATCAGGTGAATTGAGAGCATTATTAAAATACTATGATGACGGAGAGGTTGAGGAGCTTGAATCTTCCAGTGCCACGATACTTTTTGGAGAGTTAAGATCATTATTAAAAACCTATGAAGATGGAGCAGTTGAAGAACTCGAGTCTTCTTCTGCGACAATTCTTTCCGGCAGCCTAGATGATGTTCTTATTCATTACGAGAATGGGGATGTTGAGGAACTTGAATCTTATTCTGCAACAATAGTAGGAGGAACTTTAGAATGATAACAATGCACACGAAACTTTGTGGGTTCTATAAACTTGAAGCTACAAATATTAAAACAGGTAGAAAAAGACTTTTAGCAGATTGGTTTCCGAATCTCATAACGGATGCAGGTTTAGATTATATTGGAACATCTTCAGGTTGGCTTAATTATTGTCAAGTGGGGTCAGGATCATCTGCTCCATCTTTCGGTGATACTGGACTTGATAGTTATGTAGGTACAAATTGTAATGTGACAGGAACTACATATGGAGTATCAGGATCATCTCCTTATTATCGTTGGTGTAAAAAGATCTATCGTTTTAATCCTGGAGATGCTACAGGAAATATAGCGGAGATTGGAATTGGCTGGTCAAGAGATTCAGGAAGTTTATTTAGCAGAGCTCTTGTTTTAGATGGAGTAGGAAGTCCTACAACTATCACGGTTTTATCCGACGAATATCTTGATGTAACTTATGAGATTAGAAGATACTTACCAGAAAATGACGTAACTCCTTATACAATTGAATTACGAGGTGTTACACATACTATAACTGGTGGGAGAGCGGGTTATATAACACATACACTATACTGGCAACTGCCCTTTTATGCTGCTTCTGCTTACCAATCGAATTGCCGTGTTTATGATGGTACTATAGGAGCAATAACAGATTACCCATCAGGTTTAAATAGTGCGACAAGTACTAATCAGAAATCCACTTATGGAAATGGAAATCATTATCTAGATTGGACATATTCTTTCTCTTTAACTCAAGGTAATTTAACTAACTTTATAAGTGCAATAGCAGTTGGTCTGGTTGGAGGTTATTATCAATTTGGGGTATCTCCAGACATAGAAAAAACATCTGATGATATTCTGAGTCTTACTTTCAGGGCATCTTGGGGGAGAAAATAATGCTTCCTGATAACGAACTATCTTCTATCCCTCTGCCTTCTGATATAATTGGCAGTAGATCAATAGTTACGTCTGCTTTAGAAGATTATGAAGATGGTGGAATTGCTTTAAATGATGCAAGTGAAGGACTGCAATATCAGATGTGGCACGGGTTTCTTGATGGAGATGATATTTGTGTAGAAGCACCAAATACTGCAAAAACCGTTGTTTATACTGGGGCAGATATCACAGAAATCAGTTTTACTTTTGATCAACTTATGAGAATAAATATTGCCTTTGTACAAGAAGGCGTTGCAAAGTTATACTGGTATGATTCAACAATTGCAGATTATACAGTAACATCATTTGAGAGGGGTGCAAGATTACCTAGAGTTTTTCTTGATGATAAAAGAGATTCTCAAACAGAAGTAAGTGATATTCTTTTAGTTTATATAGCAGATTATTCCTTATTTTATCGTTTGCAAAGAGATAGATATGAAATAGAATATGAATTAGCAATCATTTCAGAAGCAAATCTGATTACATCTCTCAGAGTAGGAATGGGTAAAAATCTACGTATACAGTTTATTTTAAGTTAAAGGAGATAAAATGGCTAACAAGGTACCGAATAGTTTTAAAGCGATGCTTTGGAAAGGGCAGATAGCTGGAGAGGATGATGTTTTTAAGATAATCTTAATGCAGGGAGGGTTTACTTTCGACCAAGATGCTCATCATTGTTATGCAGATGTTTTGGCCAGTGAGTTATCTACTGGAAATGGATATACTCAAGGGGCTAAAATTCTGACAGGGGTTTCTATAGACATAGATGATCTAACGGATCGAGTTGAAGTAACTTGGGATAATGCTCAGTGGAATGCTACAGGAGGTTCTTTGTCAGCTTCTGGTGCTATTATTTATAACGATTCTACACTTTCAGTGGCCGATGGAGGATCAGATGACTATACTGACGCTATTGTATCTTACAAAGATGCAGGTGGAATAATCACTGCTGTTGATACAACTCCAATCATCATATCTTCCATTATGGAAACTATTGGAGATTTATCATAACTATGTTCAAAAATCAAACGGAGGTAATAAATGTTACTATCATTAGGGGTTAGAACAACGAATGGAACAACTGCAGAGGCCGCTTGGGAGATCAGAACAGGAGCTACTCCTGGAAGGGTGAGATTAGTTGAGTTTGGTTTATTCTTATCCGCTGCGACAGAGAGCAACTATGCTTTGGGATTTCCTGCTGCAGTAGGAATAACGCCTACGTCTCCAGTAGATTTTTTACCTGAAGACTCCGATGATGTTTTGGCTAGCGGTGTTCTACAATCTGCTCTTGCTTGGGCAACTCCTCCAACCGTACCTACAGGTTTCTATCGACGAGTGACTCTTCCTGCAACTATCGGAACAGGTATAATTTGGACTTTCCCAAAAGGAATTGTAATACCTGTCTCATCTAGTATAGTTCTTTGGAATGCAGGAACAAATTCAGTAGTAGACGCTTACGCAGTATTATCTCTTTAAGAGGTATTATGACTATCTGGCAGACATACAATAAAAATAGCTCAGTTTCAAATATCTTCACGAATAGACAAATAGAAGATAGAAAGATCTCCCAATCTTCTCTTGAAATAAAACTTGTTTCTTCTCAAGATGGAGTTAGTTTTCCTGTAGCTCTTTGCGAAGAATATGCCCATTCTTATGGTGTGTTAAGTTTCATCTCAAGTCATCCTATTAATACAGATCTAACTATTTCTTTTGATTGGTTTGAGTATGGTCAAGAAGATAATTTAGTTATCTCTTCTCTAGGTAATTTTGCACCTATTCTAGATTGGGGAGAATCTGGACTAACAGTTAGTTCTACATCTTCATTTGTTATTGCAGAAATTATTGCTGATAATATCACGCATCTGGGAGTAGGAACTTCTGCTAATATTTATTTCTTGCCTTCACAGCAGAACTGGATAAAATGGTCTGATATTGGGAATCTCGATTTCACCATAGGTTTATCTAATGTTGCTGGTGAACGTCCTATGGATTGGCCAGGGCAAGTTTATAAGATTAAGAAATTAGGAACTAGTGTAGTTGTTTATGGAGCTAATGGAATATCTCTGCTGACTCCTCATGATGTGAGTTATGGTTTGTCTAACATATCTAAGATTGGATTAAAAGGGAGAAATGCAATTGTTGGAGATTCTCTATCTCATTTCTTTATTAATTCTCTCGGAGATTTATATAAGTTTGATACCCAGCTTCAGAGACTCGGCTATCAAGAATATCTTGCTCCTATGAATTCTCCTGTCCTTTCTTATGATGAGAGAACAAAGATTATCTATATCTGTGATGGGAATCTTGGCTATGTTTATGCAACTGAAAATGGAAGTTTCGGAATAGGGCCTTCAAATATTACAGGTATTGGATTTCAGGATGAGCAATCTTATATCGCTACTACTTCTACGGTTAGTATTCCTACTTTTGAAATCTGGACAGACATTTTTGATTTCGGAAATCGTGGAGCAAAAACCCTCCATACAATAGAATTGGGAGTAGATACCCCTGAAGATCTCCAAGCAGCTTTTGAATTTCGAGTAAATAAAAGTCAGAGTTTCTCTCGTACTCCTTGGACAATAGTAAATCCTGCAGGGATATCTTATATCTTTTGTCATGGGGTAGAATTTCGAGTAGGAGTTCGAGCAAATAACTATACATATCTTGAACTTGACTCATTATCAATAGAAGGAAGAATAACATGATTATAAAACTAACACCTGTACAAGTGGCAGAATATTGGGAACTAGTTAAATTCGGTCTTATCCATGGAGATCTTGTTCCAGAAGATCATAGGCAAGTAGTTCTGAATGAAACTCTTCAAGCACTCTTAAGTGAAAAGGCTCAATGCTTCTTTCGCTTAGATGCTGAACATAGAGCAATAGCTCTTATGATAACTCGAATCCAGATATCTAAAATTTCTGGGGATCAGTTTCTTTTTATCCAGTGTATATATTCATTTAGAAAAGTAGAAAATCTTGAGTGGCAGACTGATTGGAAATATATTCAAGAATTCGCTTCTGTCGCTAAATGTGAATATATAGATGCAGAGTCTGCTAATCCTGCTATTTTTCAGATCTTGGAAAGTCTGGGAGCAAAAGAACTTTATCGGACATATAGATTTAAGGTATAATTATGACGACTCATCGAGAGACTAAAAGATTTGCCCCTTATATTGAGGATCAGCATAGGATTTTTCTAGATAATGTAAATTCAGAGGTCTCTCTTGCTTATCATAATTCCACCTTTGTTCAATTTACGAACATAGATGTGGATACAGGATTTTTTGGTCTAGGATATTATTTATCTAATTTTCCTTCTCTTCTAGACATGTTCGGAAAGTTTCAGGCAGGGTTAGATATATCAAGTCTCTTTGATCAGATCTTTAATGATTCTAATCGGACAGTGGATAGAGTAGTTCAAAATGAATCTAGACTCTTATATTCTCTGATAGATATAAAGATACTTCCTAAATTTAAACAGGGAATATTAGATATAAATGCCGAGCTTAAAAGTGCCTATATCCGTGGTGAGGAGCTAATACAAGAAGCTGCTAAGAAAGCGATAGAGAAGTTTAAAACTGAATTACGCTTTCGGATGCTGATAGTTATAACTGAAAAATGGAAAGCGCATTTAACTTGGAGTAAAGATACAGTAAGTATTTATTTAGAATTTCTTCAACTCTATACAAAGTCAAAAATAGATATAGAAGAAAAAAATCAAGAGACAAGGAAAAAAGATGATCTATGGCCATTCACAGTTTTAGAGCATCAACGAGCTGCATTGAGTGTTCTTCAAGATGCCACAGCCAGTAGTAGGGTAGCATCTATTGGGGGAAAAAAACAGTCTCAGTGGGCAAAGAGTCTTAGCGGTATGGTATCTTGGGCAATTGTAGGTGCTCAGTATGGAGGTTGGATTGGTGCTATAATTGGGGCAGTTATTGGATTAGGTCTTTCATTTTTATAGAGGAGAATTATTATGGGCGGAGGTGGAGGTAGTAGTGGACATAAACATACTACAAATGAACAGACGGTTAGATATGCTCCTTATATTGAAGAGCATCATAAGACTTTTTTAGACCGAGTAAGTACAGAAGTTGAAACAGCTTATCATGATTCTCCTTATGAGGACTTCTCTGATATAGAGATAGAGTCTGGATTCTTCGGTGTAGGCTATGCGTTATCTAGCTTCCCATCTCTCTATGATATGTTTGGTAAATTTATGGCTGGTTTAGATATCTGTGCTTTATCTAATCAGATTTTTGAGGACACTGTAAATACATCTGTCGTAGCGGATATGGTAAATGCAGAGGCAGATCTTCTCATGGATCATACTGATACAAAGATCTTAAATAAATTCCAAACCGGTATGAGGGATATTAATTCTGTTCTTACGAGTTCTTATATAATAGGGAAATCTATTATAGCTGACTCGCAGGTTAAAGCAATAGAAAAGTTCAGTAGCGAAGCTCGATTCCGGATGATTCCTATTACACAGGATAAGTGGAAGACACATCTTGAGTGGAATAAGAGTGTGGTAATGAAGTATGCAGAGATTCTTAAATTATATGTATCAGCGAAGATGGATGCTGATGAGCATAATATGGGACTCAGAGCGAAAGATAGTCTTTGGCCTTTTACTGTTCTCGAATTCCAACGTGCAGCATTGGGAGCACTTCAAGGGGCTTCTAATGTAGGTGGAAGTGGTGAAGTGTCTGGCCCTTCTCAAGCACAGAAAGCAATTGGTGGTGCTTTGAGTGGCGCAGCGGCGGGGTATCAGGCTACTGGTGGAAATGCTTGGGGAGCTGTTGCAGGTGGCGTTGTAGGAGCTGCGGCTTCTTATTTATAATATAAAGGAGGAAAGATAATGGGAAAACCTTTAGGTGGGTTATTAGATAATATATCTAGCACAGGAACAGGAACTACTGGAGGTGGAGATACTAGCGGAGGCAGCTTTTTCTCTAGCCTTATGAAGTCTTTATCAGGTAAGGGCGATGTTATGAGTATTGTAGCGGATCAAATGGGGCAGAATCTGAATCCTACAGGGAGTAATGTCTTTGGAGGTTTAGGGACATCCTTAGCAAAGAGTCACATGGCTGGAGAGAAACAAAAACAAGATAAATCGGAAACTGAGGATATGTTATCTAAGATTATTAAGGATCTTAATAGTTCTTCTGATATGAATAAAGTAGGTATTATGAAGAATCCTGATGGGACTATTAAAATAGATCAGCAGACTAATATCCCTAAGCGTATAGATGATACACTCCCTATGAAAGAGAAATCAGTATCTGCTGACAAAACACAAGGACAGAGATCTGTTGGGTCTATGGCAGATATGATGAAGATGTTTGAATAGGAGACTATTATGGATTATAGTACTTTAGGATTATCTCCAGAAGAAATCGGTAATATTGGCAGTCAGCAAATTAAGAGACAGAAGAATGTGATAGATATGCTTGGAAAAGCTATGGTGCATAAAGTATCTTCAGCTCGACAGGCATCAGATGCGGGCAGAAATGCTGCTTTAAATCGACTGACAGAAACTCAGATCTATCAAAATCAACCTGTGATGCTAAATGTAGATGGAAAGGATTTTCAAACTACCAGAGGCAATATGGTTCAAGCTATGGGTAGATTGAAAGAGATGCAGAAAACTGAGGGGGAGATACAGAGAACGGAGTATGAGAATCAACCTATGACTGTTATGATAGATAAGCAACCCTTTGTAATCCATAGGCATGAGTTTGCAGCTGTTTCGAAAATGCTAGCAGAGCAAGAAAGACTGGGTTTGGAAACTGCAACTGGAGCAAGAGCAGAGAAAGAACAGAAATGGAAAGCAGAAGGTATAGAGGAACTTGCGGATCCTAATAAACCGGTTACTGCTCAGACAGCAGCTAAGCTTGGAAATCTCTCTGCTTGGTTACGAGAACGAAGAGCTTCTGGAGCTTCTGGAGATGCTTTAAAGGAGAAGAAATTTCAACAAGAATTGAGGAGTGCTTGGAATGGGATAAATGTAGAGATGAATAAACCTGCGGAAGGTAAGGGTAAAAGTCCGCTAGCTTTGGCGAGTTCTGCTAATGCCATTGCAGAAGAACTTGGAGAGCCTATTGCGACAGTTGTATTTGAAGATACCTTTGTAATTCCAGGCTGGGCAGATAATATCGGTAAGGGTTATTATAAGATGGATGATCTTAGAAACCCATCAACTGGTGAACGAATTACTATCAAAGAGCTTCGAGAGCAGGCTGAAGCTGATGGCATGAATCTTAATGATGCTTTGAAAATTCTATATATCCTCCAACATCAATAGGAGAAAGGAAATAATATGAGTTGGTTAACAGAGGCTAAACAGCAGTTATTACAAACAGAATCTCAGGACACCTTTGTTCAAAATCCAAACGAAGAGGGGCAAGCTCCTGTTGTTCCAGAAACAGAAGGGTTAGGGCCAGAACCAGAACCAGAATCTATAACTCCTGTAGAACCTGAGTCTGTTGCTGTACCTGCGGTTCCTCAAAAGAGCTGGTTGATGGAGGCTAAGAATCAAATGGAAGCTTCTGTTGACCGAGAAACCTTAGGCGAGAAGGGTAAAAAATGGCTATCAGATATTTCTGACACTGCACTGAATCAGATTAATGATCATAACAGCGTGCTTTGGCAAGGACCTGAGGGGGTTAATGAAGCTATGAGTTCTCTTGCCTGGACTGCTTTCACGTTTAATGCTTCTCTGGCAGCAGGTGCAGGGAGGATGGCTTACGAGAAACTACGTAATTTAGTAGTACCTGAGGAACAACAGATAGGACCTAAAGGAGTATTAAGAAAAACACAGAGAGACGCTGCATGGATAGCAGGATTAGTACCTTCACCTAAGACAGATGTGGGAAAAGCTATTGTAAAACCTGTAGGAGAGTTCTTTCATAAGCTTATGAAGGGGCCTATTAAGATAGGTAAGGATATGACAGAGTTCTATGGGCCTAACATAGGATGGTTATCTGAGCAAGCTTTGACCCTGGGCCTTCTGAAATTTATACACGCTAGAGGAAATGAACTTACCAAAGGCGTTAAGGAGGTTATAAAGAAGACTAAACCATCAGGAAAGAAGAGTGCTAGGAGAGCCAAGCTTGAGGCAGAGTTGGACAGTCTGATAGAGGATAAAGTAGATTCTAAGGCGACTCAGAGAATTATAGATCAATATGAGGAGCTAGTTCAATCTGAATATATCGTAGAGTTAGAAAACTTTCAAAGGGAGAAATTCAGAAATCGTAATCAAGGCCCTGCTATTATGCCTAAGGATATTCAGAAGCCAGGCAAGATACCAAAGGCTCCTCCTGTAGAACTTCCCGAGGCAGGTAAGAGGATTCTAGAATTTGCTCAGACAGCTTCTCAGATGCAGAAGAAAGCTTCTGTCAAGTACCCAGAAGTAGTTTCCAAAAAGAGGCCTGCAAAGATAGATTTAGCAAAGATTAAAAAGGATTCTGCTAGGAGAGTTAGAACGAAAGCACCTGAACCTAAATCTGAACCTAAACCTGCACCTAAGCCAGAAGTCAAAGTGGAAGTAAAATCAGTTGCTAAAGAGTCCATAGTTGAAAAGTCTCTTATGGATACATTGAAGGAAAAGAAACCTATTACTGAAGCTGCTGGAAAGATAGAGAAACAGAATCTAAAAGAGCAAGTGGTTAAAGGGGTTCTATCTGGGGAATATAAAGGAGCTGTTCGGTTCACTACTGCAAGTGAGTTAAAGAATGCTATTATTAAAGGGAAGTTTACTCCAAGCAAAGAATATGATGCTATCCATGCTCAACCCATCATAGAGGGTTTAACTAAAGAAGATGTTTCATTCGCAGCTTATGGTGATTATACTAAACATAATGTAGCAATTCTGTTTCCTGAGAAGGTTGTTAAGACAAAACCAGATGCTCATACATCAGAAGTTCTGATTGACCCAAAGGCTAAGCTTGAAGATGCCAGGTTTTTTATAGGGAATCAGAAGAAATCTTTTACCTATCCAGAGTTGATTGCAGAGATGGGAAAGAAACCTGAGGTTAAAGCTGAGGTTAAAATAGAACCTAAAGATGGGAAAATTACAAAAGCTTATCATGGAACAAGTTCTAAGTTTATTGAGGGTATTAAGAAGTATGGACTTAAACCTATTAGTATGGAGAAGATAGTAGAAAATGTTTTAGATGATCTAAAAGTTAAAGGAGCTGAAAGGGATAATCTTCGACAAACTATTTATGATTATGATTATTTTGAAGATAGTGTTAAAGGAGCGAAAGGCCATAGACCTTTTAAAGATAAAGAACTGTATGTTGCTAAGGATTTAAAAGATGCTAAAAAATATGCAGAATTTGCTGGAGAGGCTTATGACAATGCACTAATTGCTACAGGAGCTTTTAATAAACCTGGAGGTCTTAACAGACCTGTTTCGGATCTGATAGCTAAGAAATCAAAAAAACTCTTAGATGAAAATGAAAAAGCAAGACCCATTGTATTAGAGGTAGAATATCCAGGAGAATTAAAGAAGGGTGATAATATCGCTTTACAGGAGCTTAAGTATAAGATTATAGAAGAAGCAGTTAAACCTGAATCTATCAAATGGAGAGCCCAAGGAAAAGAGTTCACCTCTGCTGCAAAGGCTGATGTAGAAGCTGCTAAGGATATGGGAGTTTATGCAGAGATTAAAGAGCAGTTAGGGAAAGGTAAAACTTCAGCAGATATTATGACAGCTCTGAAGAAGGGAGAATATTATGCTCAGGATCTGAAAGATTTAAAATATACTTCTAGAGATATGATAGAAGCTATTAGAGCCATAGACATTATAGAGCATAATAATCCCAAAGCAATACAAAGGTTAAAGAAGAGTCTCAAAGAAGAATATACTATAATAGAAAAAAGATCTGAGGAGCAGATACCTGCAGATATCAAACGAGTAAACCCTGAAACAGGTAGAAAATCTGGAGTAGAAGCTCCTGATAGAGAAGTAGATCTTGGGACAGATGATGCAGTGGCCGCTTATAGACACAGACAAGCTCCAATTAAACTGGATACAGGAAAGATTGCTAAGTCTCGTTTTATGGCTGAGAAGTCTGCTGAAGAACAAGGGTTGATAGGAGAACTTGTGAAGGATCCTAATTCAGAAGGTTGGTTAGTTAGAGCTTCTAAGAAACAGAGAGAAGCTGCTAGTAAAAGATTACAATCTGAATGGGATAAGTTTCTTAAAGAGGAGCCAGAATCAACCCCTGCCAAGGAATCTTATTGGAATGAGAGAGGAGAAATAGATTTAGATATTTTCACAGGGCCTATTACTGAAACTATGAAACTCTTAAAAAGAGTTGCTCGTAGATTAGAGAAGGATAAATATATCAGAAACTTTAATCATAACGAAAAGCATCTTATAGAAGATCTATTATATCTACATACTGATGGTAAAATAGACATGGATGTTACTTATGGATTAGGAAATATCGAAAAGAAAATTGGAATTTCTCCTAAGCATAAGTTAGATAAATATCCTCAAACAGAGGATACAATTAAGGCAGATATTACTGATCGTAAATCTATTCCTTTTAAAGATAAGACTATTAAATCTATTTTATATGATCCTCATTATTTAATACAACCTCTTAATAAAAAAACTAAAGGTAAGATGGTTAATCGCTTTGGAGCTTCTCCTAATGTCAAGCATTTATGGCAGATGTTTGATCTAGCTACGTCAAATATTTATAGTCTTCTTAAGCCGGGAGGAAAGTTGATCATTAAGATACAGGATGCTACAAATGCTAAAACTATTCAATCAGTTAATGAGATGTATAATTTTGCTGTAACTGCGGGTTTTCGTCCTACAGATAAATTTTATTATCAGCCCAGGACTTACATGCCATTATCTGCTTCAGCATTAGGAAAACAGAAAGTAGGAAGAAAAATAGTTACTGAATATCAGGTATATGAAAGACCAAAAAGAAGTTATAAACATCCAGCGGCAAGTGTCCTTTCTAAAGATTATAAGAAACCTACTGTTTTAGAAGAAGGTATTCCAAATAGTATTTTAAAAAATGAGAGAGGAGAACTTGCAATAGATCTAGAAGGAATAATAAAAATCAGAGATTTTATAAAGAGCAGAAAAGTTTCTATGCGTGACGCCAGAGATTTACTAATCGGAAAGGGATTATCGCAAGATCAGATTAATAAAATTCTAATCAAATCCTCCTCCGTTCAAAAAACGAACATAGTTGTACCGGATAAAGAATCCCAATGGCTGAAGCCAGGGCAGAATCCTAATGAACTACTCCCAGCCAGATCCTTGAAGAATGGGCGTAAAGCTCCTGCGGTGAATCGTAGAGATGCTAGGATTATTGAGCAAACTCCTGATATTGGTAAGCCTATATTTGGAGAGAAGGTTAGACATCTGGCAACATCAGATGGGATATTCACAGAAATTGGTAAGCCTATCAGAGAACTCTTTTATCGTAAGGTTGTTCAAGGGGAAAAAAGAAGTTCTGATATAGGAAAGGAGTTGATTAAAGAATCTAACAGTCTTAAGAAATCTCTGCCGCTGAAGGGGCGATATAAGAGTCTCCAGAGAATTGATAATTATGCTATTAGTAAACAGCCAAATGGTAAGGCTAGATTGGAAGCGCAAGGAGTAGAGATAGTAAAGAATCTTAATGCAAAGGAGATGGGTGTTTATAATAGATTACAAGCGATATATAAAGATCTTTATATTAAAATTAACAGAACTCGAAAGGCAAATGGCTTAGAAACATTTCCGCCAGTAGAGAATTATTCTGTCTGGATTCATGATATGAATAAGCTTAAGCAAATGGAGAACATTTCTAATTATGCTTCTATTGATGCTTTCCGTAAAGGGATGGAGAGAGTTAGTAAGTTGCCCACAAAACGAGATGTAAAAGGCCGAACTGTAGGATTCAGAGGCCATGAGAAGTTTAGAGGTGGGCCTGAGGTTCCTGGCCATTTGAGACTTAACGCAATAGATAATTTTAATAGCTATGCCTTAATTGCCAGTGATATTCTAGGTAAATCTGAGCCAATTGCTTACTTGCATGAACTCCTCCAACCTAAGTTTGAACTTTATAAGAATTCAAATAATACTTATAATTTTCTAAACGAATGGTTAGATTATCAGAAAGGTATAGAGCCTATTATGTTTATCACTAATCCTAAAACCCGTAGGTTTATGAGTAAGTTAAGTGGGAATGTAGCCGTTTCTTTTATCTCGTATGCACCAAAGAGTGCTGTGGTTCAGTTTTCTTCTCTCAATAATAGCATAGCTGAGTTAGGTTTTCCTAGAATGCTGAGAGGAATAGCTCGATTGACTAGCCCAGAAGAAATTCGCAGAGCTTCTCGAGAGTCTAACATACTTACTACAAGAACTCCTGAATCTATTCTTATGGATGCTGCTGATTCTAATCCACTATTTCCAGGGGCGGTAGGCAGAGCTCTACATGTGGGGAGAAAAAAAGTGCGAAATGTTGGAACAGTTCCTTTGAGTCTCACTGATAGTATTGTTTCTTATTCTACTTGGTTAGAGGGAGAAGCTAAGGGCAAGAAGATATTTAAAAAATCTACTGAATATAGAAGCATGAATTCTGCAGATGGGGCGAAGGCCCTGAAGAAATTCGCTCGAAATTATGCAGATGATATGGTGGTTAGAGCCCAGGGGTCTGCAGCTAAGAGCGCTAGATCTCCTGCACAAAGAACTGCCGAGGGAAAGTTTATTACGACTCTTCAGACCTTTACTATAGCTAATTTTGATTACCTTACTCGTCATGTGCTAGGGATTAAGAATCCTGATATAACCAAATCTCAACAGGTGGCAAGAGTTATGAACTGGGTCATGGCTTCTACTATTATCTCAAAGGGTTTTAATTCTGCAGGATGGAGTTCTCCTATTCCTCAGCCTATCAAGGCGTATCAAGAAAAACTGGAGCAGACAGGAGAAAAGGTAGATGCTATTAAAGAAGCTGCAAAAGAACTCTTAGAATTTCTTCCTGTCTATGGGGGCAAAGCCAGATATGGAAGTGAGCTAGCCGGTGTTGTAACAGATCAGTTGGTTAAACTAGGCAAAGGAGATTTGACTGCTATTCCGAGGCTTATGGGTATTGAAGGGTTCTCAACTATGCTTAAAGGTTATAGGGCTTATAAGAAAGATGGAACTGCTGCTGATATCATGATGGGTAGATATATCAAGAAACCTAAGAAATCTTCTGGTGGGATAAGAGGAATTGGCAGAGTAGGTGGGATATAAGATTTTGGGAACTACATTCGGATTTTGAACGTAGTTCCCAAAAGATTAATAACGACTTCTAATGAGAGCTGAGATGACAGTAGATAATTCACTAAAAGTCCAATGCTCTTGAGTTGACAGTAGATGCAAAAGATCTTTTTTGAACTCATTTAGGATAGCTGTCCTATTAGTTCTCCGAAGCATTATATGTTTAAGTTCTTCTAATCTAGATGTTATTGTCTCCTCAAATCCTTTTTTCGTTGTTCCCTCAAATTCATTATTCATCTAGTAGTACCTCCTCAAGAGCCTTCTTATCAATAGTATATATTTCCTTAAGAACCTCTATCTCATGAACTATTTTATCCAAATCCTCCATAGGATTATCTATGAATTTATATCTGCAGATTCTCTTTATAATATCTCCCTCAATAAAATTTATCTTATTCCGACCTATAAATTCCATAGGCTCAATAGCGAATTGTTTGTAGTGATTTCCACCTACCTGTCTTTCTAGAGTATTCAGCATATTATCCTCAGTTCCCGCTAATTTTATGAGTAAATTTGTTAATGGTTTTTGATCATTAGGAAGTAGATCTAAAGGATGAAAATTATACATTATTATTTCTTCTCCCTTTCTGGATAGTTCTTTTTAAGTTCAAAATAGCATTCCTTTGTGGCTTCAGTATCTGCCAGAGCATTATGGGCCCCCGAAAAATCTCTGTGGAAGAGGCACTGATATAGCTCAGTGAGTTTTGGCCACTTATACTTACCATACATACCAGGAAGTTTACATAGATTTGTAGTCTCTTTCATGGTACAGAATGTAGAGATATGTTCAAGATATTTAAAGGCATTGTGCATAGCATTACGCTTAAAAAGAAGTTTTGTTATATCTATTTCAAATGATACATTATGTCCTACGATAAGATCTGTATTTTCAAGGGTATTATTTAGCGCATAACAGAAAGCAGGCTCAGTAATTCCATATTTGTCTACAAAATCAGTAGAAATCTTATGCACTTCTTGAGCCCTCGGATGAATACTTCGACCACTTGATTTAATCTGAGTATATAGTTGAGTTATTATTTTTTCATTTTGAGTTAATATCATAGCTGCTTCTACAACCCAAGCCTGGTCAGGATGCTCAGCAGGAATCTTTTTGTTAGGAAATCCTGATGTTTCAAAGTCAATAAAAAGTATATTCATATTTATTCTCCTTCTTTCTTATCTGTGTATTTTTTTCTGATCTCTTCTGCCTTTTCCATTGAAGATTTTTCTTCTGGAATAGATATAGTATCTTCTACCAGTTCTATTTCAGGAGAATCTACATTTTCCATAAGATTTACAATCTCTTCAAGAGCCTTTCTAATTGTTATATGCTGTGACCGTTGAGAGATTTTAATCTGTTTAATTATTGATTTTAGTTTATCTAGATCATGTTTCATAGGTTCTCCTCTTCTATTTCCTTAATAAGATTTAAAAAAATTTCTGTTAATTGATTTCTTCCCCAGCTAGTTTTTGCTGTTAGCTGATGGAAAAAGCCATCTCTGAGTTGGTAGACCTTTTTCATACCAGTATTATTTTGCGGAATATAGATTCCTTTTATAGTGGTCTCTATATTCTCCAAAATATTTATAAGATCCTCGGCATGTTTATCTTTCAATTCTCCTCCTCCTCCTCATGTAATAATTTTTGCCAGTCTATCTAATTTTAATCTTTCATGTTCTGTAACAAGATCTGTACCACAGATTAATCTAAGTTGTCCACACATTATCTCTACATCAGCAATCTCCTCTGCTACATCATCAAGTGTTGCTCGATTATGTCTTGCATGGCAAAGTACTGTGATTAATTCTGAGCACTCTTCTATTGCTTTATCTATCTGTGATTGCTGTCCGAATCTCTTAATAGTCTTTCCATATAGTACTTCTTTATTCATAACTATTCTTTCTTATTTTGCTTTTCTCCAATAGATAATAGATGTACCTTTATCTGATACCTCTTCATAGCCACCTTTTGTGTATAATTCTGTAGCTCTAATATTATAG